ACGTCAAACGCCAAATAGCCATAGGTGCCAGTCGCGTTGGCATCAACGCTTAAGGTCTGCGCCACCTGGTAGAAGTTTTGCCATTGCCGCGTTGGCGTGCGGTTGCCGGAGCCATCGACCACGCTAGTGCGGTCGGCGTAATACTCCAGAAAGCACATGATGTCGTATTGAGCCATCAGGCCAGCCCCAGCTGCGTGCGCACGTTGCCATCACGGCGGATCAAGTCCAGCGTCTGCTGCACACCAGCCCGCACCGCTGCTGACATGTCTTGCGTTGTCACGAAATTGGTGCCGTTCATCTGCGTAACCGGGCCGGTTTGAATGTTCACGTTGGCCGTGCTGGGCATCACCACGCCGCCTTCGGCAAAGCGCGGAATAGCACCCGCGCCACGTTTGCCAGCCATCCAATTAGCCGCAAAACCTGCAGCCTTGGATTGCGGCACGATGTACTCCGGTTCTCCGCCTTCACCAACCATTGCAACAGTTGGTCCCGTGACAACACCGCCCTCTGCAAAGCGCGGCAATTGAACAGATGGAATAAATGGAATCTGTCGCAGGCCAACTTTTGCAAGTGCTGCATTAGCGCCGCGAATCATGCGATTTAATGCATCAACTGCGCCATTGATACCGCGCTCAACGCCGCCAATAATCCCATTCACAATGCCTCTGATCATGTTGGCAACAGCCTCAAATGGCGCTTTCAAAGCTGCCGCCAAACCAGAAAACAGCGATTTGATCCCATCAAACAAGCCTTTCATTGCATTGGCAACAGGGTCGATAAAGACCATTTTGAAACCACTTGCCGCCTGAGTTAATACCTGACCAATAGCCTGAAATGCTTGGCCGATCTGATCGCGGAAGGCATAAATGGCAGCGCCAGCTGCAACAGCCAATGCCACCCAGCCAACAGGGCCGCTAAATACTCCAATCAAGATTTGTCCTAGCGTGCCCAGTCCCGCCACAAGCGGTCCGATCGCGCCAGCCCATCCGGCGATTAAAGCTGGAATTGCAGCAAGTGTAGGCAGCAATCCAGTCAATATGCCGCTCATTGCCGCAAGCCCCGGACCAATAATGGTAATTGCAGAAGCAAGTGCAATTAACGCCGCGCCAAGGGCAGTTGCACCAACCAAAAATGTTTGCAATGGTTCAGGCAATTTTCCAAATGCTTGAGCAAATTGCGCCAATGCTTGAACCACCGGAGTAATAAGTGGAAGTAAATTTTCGCCAAGCTCTCGCTGTAAATTGGCCATTTCAGCATTGAAAACCTTAAATGGATCAGGCGGCGGCGGCTTTAGATTATTCAATTCAGCCATGGCTTTAATGATTACATCGGTCGTAATTTTCCCATCGGCACCCAATTGCTTGATTTCACCAACTGTAACGCCCATCACTTTTGCTACGGCTTGACCAACCGCCGGTAGCCTTTCCATTACAGATCTCAATTCATCGCCTTGCAATTTGCCAGAACCAAGGGCTTGGCTTAGTTGCAGCATTACTCCATCGGTATCTGCAGCAGTCAAATTCATGGCAGCTGCTGCTTTATTTACACCATTAAAAACAGTGCCAATATCATTAAGAGCAACGCCGGCTGGTCGCAATCTGCCATACAAATCTGCAATGGCAGTTTGCGCCTGCGTATTGCTCAGGCCAAATTGCTTTGCTGCATTTGCAGCCAATCCCATGACCCGGGAAGTTTCGCCAAGTGGCCCAGCAAGATTGGCAATACGTTTTTCAATTCTTTGGCCTTCCAATCCCGCTTCGCCCAGTGATTTGGCCAATTGCCCAATCCCAGCAGAGGCAATCGCGCCAGTCAAACCAGCTAGCGCAGTTTTCAATCCACTAAAACCAGTCTGTGCTTTTTTTGATTCTTCTGCGCTGCGACCCAGGGCTTTATTAAGACCGTCTATTTGATTCAGGCCGTCAACTTTTGCCCTGATCGTCAGGGCTGTTGTCATGTCAAGGGCCATGGTTACTTGCTGCGCTTGTTCATGCCTGCAATCACTGTAGCTTCAATGATCTGCAAGTCAGCCAACACCTCTGCCGGTTTTTCAGTTCCATACAAATCAAAGATCCAACGCACGGCGCCATAGTCCAACCCAATTAGCGTCCCAGAGTCGGCACGCCATTGGGTTTGAATTTTTAGGAACACCGAGACAGCTGGCCAGTTTTCAGCTGACACCTCAAAATCCTTGACTCTCTTGCTAGGTGGTGGGTCAATGCCAAGCACTGCCGCATCCTTAGCCGTATCGTCGATCTCCATGCCACCAAGCCAGTGCTCAGCGGCGCCAATTAGTTTTTTTGCTTTTGCTCCGCCAGCGACTCAAAGTATGTCGTGATCAATGCGCCAGCAAGCATCGGGACCTCTAGCAACTGGGCCTTGGCTGCCTTGCTATATGGCACGGCTTCACCGTCACCATCAACAATGCCGTCCCATCCAACCAAGATCTCATCAGCGATGCTTACGTCGCTGATTTCATCAGCAGGCTGCTCATTGCGTTCAACCGCCTTGATCCGTTTTTGGACCTCTTCCTGAATCTCGTTGATCCGGCTTTGAGGCAGGCGCTTAAATTCAGCGTCAAACGTCTGGCGTTCTCGCTTGCCACCGTTGGCCGGCAGCTTGATGCTTACCGGCCAGGTGTAGGAGTCCGACTGCTTTAGGACAAATGCCACGCTTTAGGTGTAGACCAATTCCAGCTCATCATTGCCCGAATCGGTCGGAGTGGCAATGTATGGCAGCGTAAGCATCTGGATTCCATCTTCGTCGCTATAGGACGGGTTGCCCAGATCAATCTGGCCGGCCGTGAACGTGACGATGTTGCCAGCAGTCTGGCCATGCTGGAAGGTCAGGTTGCCCGTGCTGCTGCCGGTGGCATCGTTAAAGAAGTTATGCGTGGCCATCGTCACGGCCTCGATCATCACCTCACCAGCAGGCGCCCGGTTGGTTACCAGCACCTGCTTGGTGCAACCGACCAATTCGCGGTAGACGATTTCGTTAGCCATTTCAAGGCTGAAGCTCTGCAGGCAACCTGCATAGCTGAAGACTTGGAAACCAGTGGTGTTGCCGTTTTTGAACACCACCGGATCAGCTTGATTTGCGTAAGTAGGACTGCCCAATGCGGAGTCAGAAGGCGCGATGTAAATGCCGGTGAACTCAAAGGCAATGGTGGGAATTTCACCCACTGCGCAGTTCAACGTAAAACTGCCGCGGCAGCCGGTGGCCTTATGCAGCACGCCATCGTTATTGAAATAGATGGTGACAGATCCGGGCGAGGTGTCGCTATTGGGCGCATAGGTCACGCTTGTGCTTGCAACCACGGTCTCAGTCATGGCGCACGCCTCAAGCAGTGGGCCATAGGCGGGTGCAGTACCAGCAGCGCCAGAACCTGCCAGCTCAACCTCAAAGTTGATCAATACCCTGGTTTGCGCCAACAGCTGCTCGGATTGTCCGAGATACGGCCTGATCAGCTCGCGATTAACCGTGTCAGCCTCAAGCGGCGTCACCTCGATATTGCGCACCAAAATGGCATTGCTGCCGGCGGTTGGTGTTGGATCAACACCGTAAGCAACTTCGGCTTCAGCCAGCAGCAACTGGCGGCGAGATAGCAGCGGCATGGCTTGACCTGACGGTAATCAGTCTTTTTTCAATAGTAGCCGGATCAACTAGAAGTCAGATCCGTCACTGAAGTGCGATACCTCACCAAATAATCGCAAGCAATAACACCAGCAGGCTGGTCGGCCTCGACTAGATCAAAGCTGACTCCTTGCGGTTGTATGTCAATCGCATAGCCACCAAGCGTCAGGTCGGCCATCAGCTTGCTGTGCAGGCTTTCAACCGTCGCATCAGCTTGCTGATCTGGCACGTCACCACGCACAATCACAGCCACCCGAACCGTCAGGCTCCAATCCAAAGTCGGCAGACTGGTGTTTTGTTGTGCATTGTCGTTGACGGGTTCAATGACGATGGCAGGACTTTCTTGCCTAGCCAACGCCTGCACACGGCTGCGCCAAATGCGAGTGCCGACGCCAGTTGTACCCGCCAGCGTGGTTTTAATCGCGGCCAAAATTGACTCGCGTTTGGTTGTCATGCCTTCACCTCAATAGCTGAAATCCGCCCACGCTGAAACTGAATGGTTGTGGTGTCGTTGATGTTTGCAACATACAGCGCAACCTCATCACCATCAGCCAACTCAACCATCCAGAAGCAAAAGAGCTTTGCAATTTGGCCAGTTGAACCAGAAAAGGCACGGCACTCTGATTGATCAATGCCAGTGCCATTTTTGGCGAGCTTGATTCCGAGCGTATGGTTGTTGCCTGCATAGGCATCCATGCTGGCCTGCACCATGAACAGCTTGGTTGCGCCGCTGTCGTTCTTCAGGGCAAACGTGTCGCTAGTACCAAGCGTCACCTGGTAGTCAGTAGCGGTGTCAAACGTCGCAGTCAGACCAGTGCTTTGGTAGGTGCCGGCCGCGGCAATCGCAACTGTGCCGCTAGTTGTCTTGCTTGCTTGGCCGCGTGCCAACACGCCTTCG